CCAAATATAAGCAAAGTATTATGGCAAGATTAATGGAACTAATTGCTGAAGGTAATACTACTCGTCAAGCCGTCAAAGAATTAAATGTTTCTTGGACCACATTAAGAAAATGGCTTAATGATAAAAATTGGTATCAAGAATATTTAAAAGCTAGGGCCGATAGTGTTCTATTAAATGTAGATGACATGGATAGAATTTTAGCTGAAGCCCATGAAAAAGCTAAATTAAAAAAATTAACTATGACAGAAGTTAAGCTATTAGAATTAATGCAAAGAGGTGTTCAATTTAGATCATCAAAATTAAATCCTCAAATTTATGGCTCTGAGAAACAAATGATGTCTATACAAGATAGTAAAGGCAACGAATTTAAAATAGAATGGCAGAAATAAGAATTTATATTATTTAGGAATTAAATTTTCTAAAATTAATGAAACAGAAAGAACATTAAATTAAACATATACTCAAAAGCCATTTTATAGGCTTTTGACTATAGATTTATGAAGTTAAATCTCTAATAGTTAATTTTACTTTTTTATATGGAACAAATTGTTTTTGCATCTGACTTTCATAATTATTAAATGCAAAATCTACTGCTTTTCTGTTCCATGATTTAAAATTTGGATTTGTTTCATGTTCATTTATTTGTTTCAATGATAAATAACAAAAACCATCTTTATTTTTAGTTCTCTTAATTCTAAGTTTATTCATATTATCAACTATTTTATAAACTTGCTCTTTATATTTTATTGGAACAGGTGTTAATTTTTTGTTCTTAATATAAACATCAAATTTATTAAGTTGTTTTACAAGATTATTTCTTTTTTCATCATATTCTTTTTTAGCTTCTTGTTCTGTATCAATGTATGATGTAAAAATTTGAACAACTTGATCTTTATTTTTTGCATAAAAATCATATATGGTTTCATCTACTAATGGTTTATAGGTTTTATCACCTGTTAAATGAATTGATAAATCTTTTTTTGATATTATTTTTTCTTTAATAACCATTTCTGCATATTGATTTTCGTATTTTCTTGCGTCTATTTCCCAAGGCAAGTCTTTATATTTTGTCCAAGATATATGGTTGCCCTTCCATGTTCCACTTTCTATTCTTCCATTACTATTTCTTTTAACAGAATATTTTGATGTGGTAATCCAACCATTGTTAGCTTGTAGTGCGTGTCTAAATTCGTGACCAAGAACAACAAGTAAAGTTTTAAAATCAAAACCATACAAATTTCTAAAATTTAAACAAACAATGTCTTTTGATTGTTGATATGTTCCACTATGAAAAGCATCTTTTCCCCAATAACATACTCTTTCAATGTCTAAATTAGTGTCAAGATTTAATTTATTATTTAAAAATTCATGTGCTAGACGAATATTTTTAACAAATTTTTCCTCAATTTCATTTCTAACAATTATTCCCATTATTACCCTCTCTTAATGATAATTCTTTACAAATAAAAGACAATCCCTTTTCATTCATCATTTACCTCTCTTTCTTCAATATCTTGAATTTCATTATCTTGTAATTCTATGCCATGTAATTCACTATATTGCTCTTTTAACTTTTCAATGTAATCTGATTTACTATCAGCTTCTAAATTGTTAATTGAATAAGTAATAACAACATTTGAATAATAATTATTCATTATTATTTACCATTACTGTTTCTATGTGATCTCGATACTCCCAATCATCTTTTTTGGTATCACCTTGCCAATTCTCGTAAGCCTTACTAAATGCTTCTTCTTCATTTTTAGCTTTAACTAAAAATAACTTTTGAACATCATAAGACAAAACAATTCTGTATTCCTTACTCATTATTATTTACCTTTCTTTATTAGTAAGTATGAAACATAAACAAACACAGATATAAAAATTATATCCGCACCATTAAGACCTTGCATTAAATACCTCTTTTTCTAAGCCTAAAATAATATTAGCCATAAAATCCCAGTAGTTATTACAAACTTTGTCATATAACTGATCTGAGGGGTTAGGATTGATTGAACCCATTTTGATAGCAAGTTTTACAATATCATCATAGTAATAATATATTGGTAGAGCTAAACCGCTTAACCATTCTGACATGGCATTGAACTTGCCTACTCTTTGGATATTCCAACCATATTCAGAATTAAATCGATCAAATATATAATTAATCTTTTCTTGGTCTGTGGTTAGTTCTCTATCATCAGAATATACGCAATCAAGTATATATTGACGATAGTTTTTCTTATACTTCGTATGATGTAGTTTAGTCATTTTTTATCTCTCTTTCTCAATATTTGTTAAATATTGATCTAAGGGCTAATCAAAGCCCTTAAATAAATACTTAATTAAAAAATGGTTGTGGAAGTTCTTTTTCTTTTAAAAAGAATTTGCCTTTGTTAAGGTTATGAAACTTATTATAAATTTTAAAAATCTGACTTGTAAATTCATCAAACTTTTCATTACCATAATATTTTAAATAGTAGGCATATTCTTTCTTTGTAGCTTGATATAACCAATTAATATCGCTTTCAGTTAAATCTATGCTTATTGTTTTATCTTTCATTATATATCTCTCTTTCTTAATTAAATTAATAGATCATAATATAAATTACAAATCAAGTAATTTATTACAAATAATTACATTTTATTACATTTATAATTATAGTTAAATTTCCGCTAATTCTTACTTAAATATTATGAAAGATTACTCAATTATTATTAATCAAGTAAACAGATAGAAGATGATAGAGAGAAAGACATATAAGAAGATATATAGAATGATCAGTCTATTTTGTTTCAATGTTATTGATTTAATTGGATTATATAAAAGAACGCTTGTGCTTTATATTAAGGGGAAGATGTAGGGATATATAAAACAAGAAAACATTAATCAAAGTCCTTAAAGAAACAACAAACAACACTTAAAACATAGATATATAAGGCTATTCTACAAGTATTCTACAATTAGACTGGCTATTATTGTTATATATCAACAATAAGAACACCATTGACAGTTATATGCTTTTATAATTTGTTTTATTTTGGCTAATAAAAGGCACTAACCCCCAGTGGTTGCCTAGCAATATTATTGTAACCCATTTCAACACAATGATGATTTCTCTAAAGATTTGGTGCTGATGAGAAGAATCGAACTTCCGACCTCTGTCTTACCAAGACAGCGTTCTACCACTGAACTACATCAGCATAAGAACTAATTATATGAAAAAAAAACAAAAAAATACAAAAAAAGTAGATGTCTTTGCCCTAATGGTCAAACACATGAATGACAAGACACCTGTCAAACAAAACTCAGGAAGGGGTTTAGTTCCAGACAGCACAGTAGCAAGAATACAGGATATATATGGTGGTGATAAGAAAGCTAATGAATGAACACTATAACCATTCCATACAAGCCTAGAGAATTACAACAACAAATACACAAGAACTTAGTAAGATTTAATGTTCTTGTTTGTCATAGAAGATTTGGCAAGACTGTTTTAACAGTTAATGAGCTGATTAAGAAGTGCCTCCAATGTCCTCTACCTAGACCTCGCTATTATTATATAGCACCGACATACAGTATGGCTAAGAGGATTGCATGGGATTATCTCAAGCACTACACATCTGTTTTGCCTAACATGGATTATCACGAAACCGAACTAAGAGCTGAACTCCCTAATGGAGGCAGAATACAATTACTCGGTTGTGAACGACCACAAACCCTCAAAGGACTTTATATCGATGGTGTTGTGCTAGATGAGGTAGCTCAGATGCCACCAAAAATGTGGACTGAAGTAATACGACCAGCACTATCTGATAGAGAGGGTTTTATGATTGCGATTGGTACTCCGCAAGGACATAACTCGTTCTTTGATCTCTATAATCATGGACTCCATAATAAGAAATGGTATGCCACAAAATTTAAAGCAAGTGAGACTAAAGTCGTCAAAGAAGAAGAATTAGCAGAAGCTAAATCAATGATGCCTCCTGAGATATACGAGGCAGAATATGAGTGTAGCTTTGAGAGTTCTGCTATCGGAGCTATTTACTCGCAAGGTCTTAATAAAGCTGATGACGATGATAGAGTGACTTCTGTGCCTTATGATCCTACTTTAAAGGTATCTACCTTTTGGGATTTGGGAATGGCGGATAAAACTTCTATATGGTTCTGTCAGCAAAAAGGAACAGCAATACACCTTATAGACTACTTTGAAGATAGTGGTGAATCACTAGAATATTACGCTGGAGTTCTTGATAATAAAGGCTATGTGTACGATACACACTACCTACCACACGATGCTAACGTCAGAGAGATCGGAACTGGTAAATCAAGAGTAGAGATAG